TTCAACTCCACGCCCGACGAGCCTGTGAACTGCTTCACGGCGTAGTCGAGGTCCTTCATCCCCGCGTTCGCCATGCGGGACATGATGTCGGCTGCGATCGTTCCCTCGTTGGCGACGAGGTTCAGCACGCCTACCAGGGAGCGCATGTCAGGGAACACCTGAGCGATCGCGTCTGCATTGACCGTGAACGCATTCGCAATGAGCATCAGGCCTTGGAGTAGGCCCTTCTCTCTGATGGTTCTCCTGATGTCCTCGAACGAGGTCCCCGCCATGCGGAGGGCAGTCGCGGCGTCCTTCCCAGGCGTCAGCAGGGAACTCATGACGGCTCGGACTGCGGTTACCGCGAGGTGGGCGTCGAGTCCTTGGCGGGTCATGGCAGCCACGGAGCCGCCGAGGTCTTGGAACGTGACTCCCATCTTGGCAGCGATCGGGAGGGCTCGCCCGAATGCGCCCGCGATCTCCTCAGACGCGACGTTGCCTTCGCGAACCACCGCAGCCATGATGCCGACTGCGTCGGCTGCCTTGAGGTTCTCCTTGCCGTAGGCGTTCATCGCGAATGTCGAGGCTTGCGCGAGTATGGCGACATCGCCCATGCCCGCCATGCTGCCCTTCGCCGCTGCGGTGAGAACCTCGAATGCCTCTGCTCCCCTGATTCCACCGGACGCGATGTAGAACATCGCCTCGCCTAGCTTGTCAGACGCGATGCCCGTCTGCTCCGCTAGGTCCATGATGTCCTTCTTCCACACCTTCGCCTGCTCCGGCGCAACTCCGGCTAGGGCAACCATCTTCTTCATGGCGTGATCGAAGTCCATCGAGAGGTGCATCGCAGCCCCGCCCACTGCGGCCAGAGGCAGGGATACCTTGGTTGTCATTGTGGAGCCGAAGTCGGAGATTTGCTTCCCGAAGTTCTTGAACTGCGTGGTTGCACTCTGTAGTCCGCTCGTGAAACCTTGCGTGTTCGCGAGCAGCCGCATCACCACGTCGCCGAGGTTAGTCATGTTGCCCCCCGGCTGCGGCGAGTGCATTCATGATGGCGAGCCCCTGCTTCCACGAGTCCTCGGCGCGCTGCACTTCCGTGACAGTGAACATGAAGTCGGTCAGCTTGAAGACGCGCTGGCCCGGCTCCTTGAGGATGTTAGCGAGCATGGTCGGCAGGATGGCGTGATGCGCATCGAGGTCCCGGCGCGCCTCGCCGTACCGGTCGCAGAGCGCTACAAACATTCGCGGAGTCATTCCCCAAAAGTCCTCCTCACCTAGCCCGAGGTCAAACCGCGCGAACGCCCAGAGCCGAAGCCAATCCTGTTCTACGTCCCTCCGAAAGGGGACTGCTCCCCCGCGACCTCCGGCGCATCCTCTTTCACCTCGGGGACCGAACCGCTTCGGAGGCCCGCCAGGGCGGTCGCGACCTCTGCCATATTTGTCGGCGTCAACCACTGCCCGATGTCCTCTGGGGTGAGTGCCTCGCCATCCCCTTGCACGAGGCACGCCCAGAGAAGCGCCCGCAGTTCGACCGCCGTTACTTCATTCCGTTCGAATTTCTCCCAGGTCTCTGCCTTGAGGGCGTTGATAGCCATCTCCCTCTCGTAGCGGCAGAGTGCGTTCATGTCGAGCCGGAAGGCTCTCGGATGCCCTCCCAACTCCAGCGTCACCGTTGGGACCAGCGAGGCGGTCACGAGCCGCCTCCTAAGTCTTCGTCACGGTGCCGCTGACCGTCAACTCGACGGCCATCGTCAGCGCATCGGTCACGGGCCCGGCGATCTCGCCGAGCTTGACCTGGGCTGCGAACGAGAAGGTCGTCACCCCCGTATCTGGGAAGATGACCTTGAAGTTCCCGTTCACCAAGCCCTGACTCAGCGTCCACAGGCGCGTATGCGTCTGGTCCGCCGGGTTCCAGTAGACGTCGAACTTGACGCTCGACTCGGCCATGAGTGCCGGGATGAACTCCCTGTTCCCCGACTGGCTGGAATGCGAAGTGACCTCCAGCTTGTCGCGTGAGGGCGGCGTGAATGCGATGTCCTTGCAGCCTGGAATCGCGGTGAACGTCTCAGGCGAGCCGCCGTCGCCGACCTTGACCTGTACGCCCTGTCCAAAGATCGCCATGTCATTCCTCCCTTACGGAACGCGGACGACGGCGAACTCGATGTCGACAGACGAGCCTTCCAAGTTGACCTTGCCGTCCGTCTGCGCGTACACCTCGGTGGGGAACGGGCCCAGGATCACGAAGTCGTCAGCCGCGAGGCTGTAAGCCGTGATCGAGCCCGTCCTGCCGAACTTGTCCGGAGCGGCATTCAGCGTGATGGTAGCCGCGCCTATGCCGACGTTGTGCACGAGCAGTAGTTCCTTCCCCGTACACACGAAGGCGTTCTTGTCGACGATGTCGGCGGGCGTGTAAACGTAGTCGGCCGAGCCAGCCGTCACGTTCAGCGTCTGGTTCGCCAACACGATTGGTGTGATAACTACCCTGGCCATTCGATCCTCCTAACTCGGGTCTGCCGCGACGCGGAAGTCCGTGGTGAACATCGCCCGGTTCTTATCATCCATCCCGAGCAGCCGCGGGCCCGCGATGCGGGTGACCCCGAGTACTTTCCGTCCGTAGTAGGTTGTATTAGTCATGTCTCCGAGCGCCGTCGCGAGCCTCGCCGCCCGCGTGAAGCCCTCCGCGTACACCTTAGCCCGCACCACGAGCTCAACGGGGTAGTAGACGAAGGCAGGCCTAGCGTCGTGGGTGTGGGCTGTGTCTCCCTTGTCGAGCGAGATTAGCGCAGAACACAGGTCGGGTTCGTCGGGCATCTGCCCGAGAAACAAATCCTCCCCGAGCGACGCATCGCCCCTCAAGTCGAGCCACAGTCCTAGCGTGTCAAGCACGGGCTGCCGCCTTCCGAATTTCGGCCCCTACTGATTCGACTACGCACGCTTTGATGATGGCTTTGTTCTTGTCGATTGCCTTCGACAGGTAGTGGTGCGTCCCTACCCGATGCCGAAACCTCGTGTTCTCGTGCTGAACCCACGCGTACTTCACCGCCGCATCTCCGAACGAGAGAAGCTGAACGACCTCGTGCCCTACGACCTTCGGCACGTGGGCGCGGCCTGATGCCCTCAGGTGGCCGTGGCGAACCGGCACGAAAAACTCCTTGGCATCGCCCATGATGATCTCGGCAGCCTTGTACAGCCCGCGCGCGACGGCCCACGGACCTCCGTTCGAAATCTTCGCTAGCTTGCCGAGCATCGCGTCGACGCCGGACCACTGAACCTCAACGTCGACCTTGCCTGCTGTCTTCGCCATCAGCACACCACCGTGACCGCGAAATCTCCCGCAGTCGTCCTAGACCTGTTCACCGAGAGGACCACGGGCTGCGTCCCATCCGGCAGCGTGATCCTGTCGTCCCCGGTTATGCTGTCGTCGCTGGTGTAGACCACGACGCTGCCGACGACCTCCTGCCCTTCCCTGTTCCGTACCAGCTTCGGAGTGTAGACCACCCTCGCTTTCACGGTACGCGGAGCCCCGTACGTGCGCTGCGCGTAGGAGTCGAAGCCGGCGAAGGCCTCGATGATCACCTCGTCTACGAGAAACCGCTCGAGGGCCGTGATGAGGGTCACTGCGGAATCTCCAGTCCTAGCAACTCGTACACCTCGGGTATCGCAACACCTCCCCGCGCGGCGTACGTCACGGAGAGGTCGCCTACACTTTCACTCTTGATGGAACCATCCTTACCGCGCTGCAGGTAGAACTGACGGACCAGCAGCAGGCACGCCTGCTCGTAGCGGGCCGGGAGAGTCGGAACGGCGTCTCCCGGCATGTAGTAGCCTGCGCGGTAGGTGATTTCGTAGTCGTTGATGCTCGTAGCTACCACGTTATCGGTCAGCCACGTCGAGGTTGCCATCGTCTCAGGCCAGCCCAACTGCCGGTAGAGGATCGCCGGTTCAGTCGAACTCGCGACGAAGTCGGTGATTGGCACGCCCTGATACGTCACGCTTTCGACAGAGATGAAGGGGCGGGCCTCTAGCAGTAAGCTGGTGAGCCCGCTGCCCGGAATGTCTTCCACGTACAGCGCCGCAGCGAGGTCCCGCCCTATCATCCTGACGATCAAATCCGACGCGGCATTGATCCACCGCTCCAGCGGCAGCCCGTGCCCCGCCAGCAGGCCTAGTTCCTGCTCTGCTGCCTTGAGAGTCGTGGCTGCCGTACTGCCCAGAGGAGTTCTGCTGACGATCACCGCCGTGTCTCCTTTGGTTTGGCTTTGGTGGCTGGTGCTTTCGATCCCGGCAGCGCCGCCTTCTTCACGGTCGGAGCCTCGAGCATCGCGTGTACTGGCGGTGCGTCGAGTTGCTTGGCCGTTGGCTGTTCCTCGTACTGAGCCACGCCGTTGCGAACGAGGCGCTCGGCTTCCGCAAAGCGGAATCCCGCTACCTCCCCGGCGTTGTACGGAGAGCACTTCTCCAGAAAGCGGACGCGCACCATATCGCTAGCCACAGGTCACCTCCCGCTTACATGATCCCCTGGGTGATCGGCACCCTGTCGGCACCGCCGAAGATGTAGATGCCTCCCAGGTTGAAGGTGTCCGTGGCGGTGTTGCTCAGGTCGGGCGTCACCTTCACGCGGATATATTGCTTGCACCCGCTGATGTCCACCTTGAACGAGTAGCCGACCGCGCCGACGAACGCGCCGCTGGCCGTCTTGATAACCGTCCCGCCTACCGCGATCTCGGTGTGGTAAGCCGCCTCGGTGGCCATGTTGGACGCTGTGTCGTGGAAGAGCGCGAGGCTCTTGAGCGTGAGCGTCTTGGTGTCCGCGATGCTCGCTGTCCCAGCGATCACGACGAGTACGCTGGAGCAGTCCGGTGCCAGCGCCTTGAGGTCGATGATGTCTCCGACCTTCTCCGTGTTGTCCCCCGAGCCTGCGGCGACCCCGGTCCAGTTCTGGATCGCCACGAGCGGCTTGAGGAACGCCCCGATGTCCCTTGTGTTGATCTCCATTTTCGTCTCCCTTCGGTTTCGTACTTACTTCTTCTCCCTCACTTTTTCAGCGCCGCAGGCCCTACACGAGCGACCAGTGAACGGCGGTGCCGACGCACAGCGACTCGGCGTGGCGAGTGTTGATGTCGTGCTCGATGATGCAGCGGATGACCGTCTGGTCGCGTGAGAATGCCGAGACTACTGCGGCTTCCGTGGTGTCGTAGTATGCCGCCTCGCTGGACACGTCGATCAGCAGGTTCGTGGACTCGCCGATCACCACGTCGGCCCAGTCGCACAGGTAGACCTCGGACTCGTCGCCGCTCCCGAGGTTGTCGGGGATGAGAGTCGTGGTCGCGTAGGGGTAGCGCCACAGCTTGCCCGCAAGCATCTCGTCGCGCCACGCGAAGTTGCCGTTGGTGTCACGCTGCGCCATGAGGTACAGCTCGGTGCGCGGCGAGAACAACCAGCCTGGCCGAAGCATCCGAACGTTGCCGTTCTTCAGCTTCATGATCATCGTAGCGAGGTCCTGCGTGACCTTGGCCAGGTCAGGCGATACCTGAGTGGTGACCAGGTTTCCCGACGGCGTGAGCCACCGGATACCCTTGGGGGTCTCCTGCGTCCCGTCGTCGCGGATGAACGCCTGGTCCGACCGCTGCGCGACGGCAGCAACGAGGTCGTCGCGCACGATCGTGTCGGCTGCCGGAGACGACTGCCTGATGAGATCGTTGCCGATCGGAACCATCGCGGCCAACTTCTTCCACGACAGTTTCATCAGGCCCGTCTTGATCTGCGAGGTGCCGATGTTCTTGTTCTCCCCGACGTACCCCGCCGAGGTTCCGCCCGTGAGGGCAGGCATCGTCAGAGTCCCCGCGGTCATGGGGATGATCGTCGGGTTCATCTGGCGAACGGCGCTCGCAGGACGGAGCAGTTCGATGATCGCCGCCGAGTAGTTCTCGGGGACCAGCGCGCCGCCGCCCTCCACTGTAGAGACGCCGAGGGCCTTCGCGACCTCGTCGTATCCCTGCTTCTTCGCCCAGGCCGCGCCCCTGTCGGGGTCGCCTTTGCCTGCTGCGATGGCGCGGATGAAGCGCGCCGCCTCCAGCGAACGCTGGTCGGCGGTTAGCGCGACTACCTGCTTCTGCTGCATGAGCGCAGCAGCGATGGCAGCCAGCGCCTTCCTCTCCTCGTCCCGCTCAGTCTGCTGGGCCCCGAGGGTCTCCTGCAGTACCTCGCGGATCACCGCGTTCAGTTCCTCTTTGGTCATGACATCCTCCCGTTGTCTTTCGCCGGACCATCCGGCAGCCTTCCGGTAACCGCCGCGATCTCCTGCTTGACGGCTTCGCGTATGGCCGCCCGCAGTTCGTCGCCGTCGGATTCGTTGCCCTCCGTCGTTGTCGCCGTGGGTTCTACTTTCTCATCAGCGTCCTCCTCGTCAATGGTTAGGTCCAAGCCTTCGTCTCCACCTTCCACGCCTAGCACTGCCTCCTCGATGTTGTCGAGGCGGGTGTTCAGGTCAACCCTGATCACCGCAACGTCGGCA